GCAGCAGCCCTTGCAAAGGGAGACATAAATGGAGCAACTCTTGCTGCAGCAAAAGTAAACCCAACCGCCTTAGCAGCAGGAGAAAGTGGCGCAATTGGCGCAGCATCCATCGCAGCACAACTAAAGGCAGCAACAGATGCAGCAAATGCTGCAGCAGTGCGGAACTCAACAACAACGCTTCTTGCAAACAGAAGACAACAGTTCGGGTATATATCAAAAGGTGGACTGATTCCTAAGTTCTTTGCTCGTGGAGGATTTGCAAAGGGTACTGATACAGTTCCAGCAATGCTAACTCCAGGAGAATTTATCATGAGCAAGTATGCTGTAGATCAATACGGTGTGGACACAATGAGAAAGATTAATAATGGTGATTCTGTTGGCGGAGCAGTGTATAATAATACATATACATTAACAGTAAATGCCAAGACCGATGCAAACCCTAATGAGATTGCACAGGCAGTTATGTCAACAATTAAAAATGTTGAGGGCAGAAGAGTTAGAGGAGTGTCACTAAATGGCTGATGAAGTAATAGACCCAAGAGTCACCTATATGCTAGGTCGTAAAAAGTATAGAAGACCAAGCGGTATGCTTTGGTCAGAAAACACTGGCACCCTACAAAATGGACTATATGTCCCTAATGGCTATGAGGTCGGGGCAGATCCAGAAGGAGTTGACGATCCATCACTAGTAGACCAGTTCTTATTAATTACTGATGATAATAGACAGACCTTACAGTTTAAAAATGAAAGAATTGAAAAGCGTGAAAGAATGATTAATGGTCGAATGAGATCTTATCATATTGCTGACAAACTTACTCTAAGTACCAGTTGGACACTAATTCCATCTAGGTCTCATGATGATGTCCCAACATTTAATACAGTAACTGGTTTGTCTCCAAACAAGTCATATACAACAGATGGTGGAGCAGGTGGTGCTGACATGCTTGAATGGTATGACGCACACAAGGGATCTTTTTGGGTATTTCTTGCTTACGATAGAAAGGGTATATTCAAAGGAACTGCAGATCCTTATAATCATCTCCAGCAATATAACCAACTAATTGAAATGTTTATTAGCGACTTTTCTTACTCTGTTGAAAAACGAGGAAACAAGTTTGACTACTGGAATGTATCAGTAACCTTGGAAGAAGTATAATGTTTGAGGACAAAGACTTAAAAGCATTTTTAGAGACTGCTGATACTGTTAGAAATAAGTCAGCAGTTATCGCAGAAATAAATATGAATAGGGCAACCAATATTAAGCATATTGGAAACTACAGATACAGACCTACTCAACCAACATCCATATATTCTTCTTTGCCAACAAGTTTTGATATCAATGATGCTGGAAATTTTTATACAGGAGCAACTGATGCAGATGTTTTGATTGATGGAACATTTGAAAATGATAATACTCCAACTACATTTTTAACTAAAAAAGAAAAAACACAAACCCTGTATTCTTTAGAAAGTTGCTTTGAAAGATTTAGACCAAGGTCTGGAATAAACAAGGCAGTCTATTTTGAAAATGGAAAACTTCACTATCCTAATATGTTTATGGCAGACAGACCTAGATATTACATGCCAGATAAAAAGGATAAGTTTAAATACTGGAGTTCATACAGAACTGAGTCTGGGCAAGAATATGGCATTTCCTCAAAGGTAAGTGGTGTTAGCAATGCCATAGAAGATGCCTGCCCTTTTGTGGTATATAAAAACCAAATACCAACAAACAGAATTGTAGTAAAGATGCAAACTCATACTGGTACTGAAGACCTAGGGCCATTCTCATCTTCAACAGGATCATTTACTGATCCATTTTATGGAGAGGTAAATCAAAAGGTTCCAAGTAGATGGAAGATTCAATTCTTAAAAGATAATAACTGGCAAGATGTTATTTCTTTTGACCCATCAAAAAGAAGAAGAGATGGTTCTGCAATTATTAAAAGCGATGGGTATGTTGAAATTGCTTACGGATTTATTGTCCCAGAGGAATGGAGAAATGTTTTTGTTTTTGCTGAGGTTTATTCAAGCGAAACCCTTCTTCCTGAGCAGTCTGTAATTGGATATGCTTATCTTATTAAAGCAAATGAAAGCGATATCGGTGCCTATCATATCTGGAACGGATCAGCCTATGAGGTTGTAACTCCAAAATATGGATGGTATGTACAGGATGAGACTGTTGACAGACTAACCAACTTTGTTACAGATGCCACATCTCCAGATAATTTTATAACCCCTTTAAACAATAAAGTTCAGTATAGAGAGTTTGAGTATATCTCTGGAATTAGAATTGTTGTAGACACAATGACTTCAAAAGATTCGACATTTGATCTTATTGAAATGTCTCCAAGACTTGTAATGAATCTTTCTGATAAGGTTATAAATTATTCAATTAACAAGAGCGCATCTGACCTAGGACTAAGCGGTTTGCCAGTTGGTCAACTAGTTGCATCAAATGGAAGCGTAAGTATCTTTGATCATGATCAAGCATTTAATGATAATAATCCATCAAGCATCATAGCAAAATATGTAGATAGCCACGTACAGTTTAAGTTTTATGAAATTATAATAAACGTTAAAGGTTGGGACTACTGGGTTCCAATGAAGACATTGTACTCAGATTCGTTTCCAAAAACAGATCTAGAGAATAAAAAAATATCAATAACACTAAGAGATATGTATTGGTATTTAGAATCAATTACAGCACCAGAAATATTGATGACAGAGGTTTCAGTTAGTTCTGCCGTATCTCTACTATTAGACAGTATTGGGTTTTCTAACTACACGTTTAGAAGAGTTTTAAATGAAAAGGAAATGATCATGCCATTCTTTTTTGTTGCTCCAGATAAAAGCGTTGCTCAAGTACTACAAGATTTAGCAGTATCAACACAAACAGCAATGTTCTTTGACGAATACAATAACTTTGTTATGATGAGTAAAGACTACATAATGCCAACCAAGGAGCAGAGACCAACAACCTTTGCACTCAAGGGAACGAACGATCTATATGAAGACAACGAAATTAAGAACAAGACAACAGATGAATCTAAACTGTCAAACATCATTTCAGTCTCAAATGAATCAAACGCTATTTACAACGGAGGATCGATAAATTATACTGTAAGACATATTCAGAGATCTATCGGAACTCTAAGACAAGCAAGTCTTTTAGAAGATGAAAGAATGTATGCTTATAAGCCAGCCCTGCTTTGGGAAGTATCTGGTACTGAAAATACAAAGTCAATCAACAATGAAGTTGGAACACAGTCTTCATACGTCCTTGCTGCGATACCTTTAAACTCAAACCTGTCAGACAAGGTCCCAGAAGTAAAAAACGGTATCGTAATAAATAATACCTTCAGCCTAGGAGAAGCAGTATACTGGATAACAAGATACAACGGATACTTCTACTCTAGTGGAGAGGTAATTAAATATGACGCAGTTCAATATAATGTTACTGGGTTTGGCAATGTTTGGATCTCGTCCGTTGAAGAGTACCAGAATTATTTCTCTAAGTTGCCATTTAATGGAAAGATCTATCCTACTGGTCTTGTAAGAATTTACTCTGTGCCTAATTACTTTGAGCAAGAGGGAGTTATCAAACTTAAGAATGGCCCAGTAGCAAAGCATGGTCGTGGTCAGTTTGGAACAACAGTTGTAGAACATTCTGCTGGAATATCTGATTACTGGAAATCTGATGACAACGTAAAGGGGTGCTCTATGGCCTCAGAATATTTGTTTGAAACAAAAACTGATTCTCCAGTAACCACTGTTGCATCAGCAGGAAAGACATTAAGCACTGGCATTTCATCAGATGCCCTAGCAAGAACTTCAACAAGAACAGGGCTTATTAAAAATTTCTTATCAACTTCTTTAACAGGAGAAATAACAACAAAGACTCAACAAGTTCCTGGCTCTGTTCAGTCATCAGCATTCTCTTTAACTGGTCCAAACTTTACAACAAAAGATAAGCCAAGAGATTTTATATCTTATGTTCACAAGCCTCTGACAGATAAAAAATACAAGCACTTTGGTACAAGAGTCAGACTAATTGGTAAAATAGAAAACAATCAAGACAGAGGTCAGACTGCCAATGGTGCAGCAGCATACTATGTTGTAAATGGATCTACACCAGACAAAAATGTTACAATCTCTGGAGGTTCTGCTGGAATAGCAGTAATGCTAAATCCAACCACTAATGTTGGATATTACTTTGAAATTGCAGCACTTGGTTTGAACAAGTTATCAGAAAGAGAAAAGCAGAATGTTCAAAATGTTTTATTCTACAAAGTTAAGTCTAATGCTGGAAAAGCAATTCCAGTTCCCCTATACAAGGGTCTGGCTAAAATTATTGTAGATGATGGAAGGTTTACTGGTCAGTCAAGAATGTTTGCTGAGGAAAATCCAACGGTATATGATTTAGCAGTAGAATATGAAAACATAGGAAAGATAAGAAGATTCTATCTATACATAAATGGAACCATGGTAAAGACAGTAGATGATCCAGATCCGCTACCAGAGTATTCTGAAATTGCCCTATTTACGAGAGGATCTTCAAGAGCAATGTTTGAGAATGTCTATGCCTTGTCCAACAACTACTCTCAAAATACATCATTCTCTTTGGGTACAATCGCTAACTCTGTTTTTGCAGACTCTGATATTGATGCAAGCAATTCTTTTAGAAAGTATGCCTTAAGTGGTCTTATCCAAAATACCTACCTTACTGGAATTGGATCTTCAGAGCCACCAAAATATAATATTTATTTTGAAGAATTTGGAAGCATAATGCGAGAAGTAGCAGAATTTAGTTTTAGATATGACAAAGCGTTCCCTGCCCTTACCGCAAAAATTTCTCCTACATTTAACAGGATAAAAGGTTTTGTTATTTCTGGCTTTAGGGCAGGCTCCTACGGAGCAGAGTTCTTAGTATTTAATGCAACAGATACTGCTCTTAACTTGGATGAGACTAGTGGAAACTATTTAAGAATTCAAGGAATTACTTTTACTCAGCAGTCAAACAACACTTTGACAGTTGATCAATATTTTACAAAGAATAGCCTCATGTCAGATCCAAAGTTTGTTGCAGATAAGTTAATTTCAAATCCATTTAAGTTTAAACTAGACTATGAAGATATTAAGTTTAGCAGAATGCAACACGGCAAAAAAGATTTTTCTTTAGATGCTGCTTACATTCAATCACAAGATGAGGCATCAGAGTTGATGAAGTGGATTGTTACAAAAATATCAAAACCAAGAAAGTCTTTGGGAGTTAAGATATTCTCTATCCCAACTATTCAACTTGGAGATATAGTAACTTTAGACTATAAAGAAAATGGAATAGACATTGCAGCAAACTCATCTAACCGATTTGTTGTATACAACATTGATTTTTCAAGAAGTTCCAACGGCCCAGAGATGCAACTATTTTTAAGTGAGGTGATCTAATGGCAGATACAAGTATGCCAGCAACAGCAGGAATTCCAAGTCCAGCCAATACAAGCACATCGGGTTCTGTAAAAATAGCAACACCAGACCTGCTTATATTTGGAGAACAGGTTGTTCCTATTGAAGTAATGACAGACCTTATCTTTGAAGATATAGGTGGGTTTGAACTTGCAACGATATCTAGACACGATTTGGTAAATGGTCAGACAGTAATCTATGCACCAATTAAAAACTTAACAGATCTTTATCTGCAGTATAATCCAAATAACGTATTAAGGCTTCAGTCTGCAGACTCATTTTTTAATTCCTTGGCTATAACTCTTGCTAATTACCTTCCAAGGTATGGCAACGGATATGACTTGGTTGGAACCAACCCAGACTTAACAAAAAGAGTAAAGGTCTACAATGGCAAAGCAATATACATCGATCCAATAAGCGGAGACCTTGTAATTAATCTAATAAACATAAAAGAAAATGAGCAGGTAGAGGTTGAAATCTTAACTGCTGGAGGTACTTTTGATGATACAATGTACTAAGGGAGCAATCAATGATAACTAATGTAGGCAAAAATATCTTAGCAAAGTACCTTGTTGGACAGACAACATCTTATGCATCTCACATCGCTATAGGGTGTGGAACAAATCCAGTGGCATCTGACTACACATTTAGTCCTGCCGAGTTACTGGCAATGAAAAATAGAGAATCCCTAGAGTTTGAAATGATCCGCATGCCTATTGTTTCTAGAGGCTTTGTTGATGAGGACGGAATATCAAAGGTTGTTCTAACTGCAGAACTTCCAACTCAAGAAAGATATGAAATTACAGAGGTAGGTATATTTTCCGCAGCATCAAACCCAGTAGCAGGAGCATTCGATAGCAGAGTTGTTTATTCTTTTTCAGACACCGACAACTGGCGATACAGTATTGATGGAGAATCTCCTACTAATATTTTTGTACAAAATGCTCCGCTAGATGGAGAAACAAATACTGGAAATATTATTCAGACACCAAAAGTTTTTGCAACAAATGCAGACAATAGAATTTTTACAGACGAAGACAGAGTTGCCAGAAATGAAAGATGTAGATTTTTAAATAACATTATTGCAATGAGAGGCGACACATCGAGCCTTGGCTATAACCCACAAGGAAGCATGGTTCCTCTAACTGGTTCAGACTACATTGTGTTAGATCCTACATCTATAGATTTTACAAAGAATAGCCCATTAGATGAACTTCGTCTTGCATTTTCTATTGCTAACAAGACTGCAAACTCTCTAACTGTTCCAGACAACGTTAAAATACTTTTAGAGTTTTCCCACACTGGAGCAAACTCAAGCATACAGTATGCAAAGTTTCAAGTAGACATTGATGATACAGGATACGACAATGGAACGTCTGTAAACTCTCATGATTTTGAAAACAATAGATACGTCGTAGTAAACAAAACTTTTCAAGAGTTGGACAAGAGTTTGAGATTTAGTTGGTCAGAAGTTAAAACAGCAAAGATTTATGCCACTATTACTAAAGACAATCTTCCATCTGATTCCTATTATGTTTGTCTGGATGCTCTGAGGGTTGAAAATAATACAGCAACAAACTCTCTCTATGGAATGACTGGCTACTCTGTAATTAAAAATGTACAGTCTAGACCAATTATCAAATCAGCAAACACAACAAACTACATAGAGTTTAGATTTGCATTGGATGTTTAACAATGGCAATTACACCAGACCCTGGAATTAAAAATATTATTATCAAAAAGCAGTCACTAGGAAAAGTAACAGAAAATAATAAAACTGTTTTAAGATTTAGAATAGTTGCAGAAGATAAGAACAGAAAGTCTTCCTATTCTCCAATAGTTTTTACTCAATCAGAGCAGGTTGAGGATGGAACTGGAGACCTAAGACAACTAGGAAATACTCTGATTCTCAGTTGGGATCCTGGCAACACTTCTACACAATTGCTATATGATGTTTTCGTTGGGTTTGACTCTGCTGAACCAACATATAAAGCAACAACTGGATCTACAAGTTATTCATTTTTAAAAACTGGAACAACCTCAGTTCGTGCTATTGTTCAGGTTTCTTCAATTAACCCAAAGATAAATGTAGGGCTACAGATTTACGATTCTGGAACTGAGAGTCTGGTATAATTATATTATGGCAATTTTACCTGTACCAGAACGAGGACAGCCCTTAGATGTAACCTACATTTATCAGATTGTTAAGGCTGTTAATGATTTGTCAACTCAGGCTTCTACATCTATAAATAAGTATGTAACAGTAGACACTCCCAATGCAGGCAAGCAGAGTGTCAAGACTTCAGAGGCAAGAGTTATCGGTGGTTATGTTAGAGTTACAAATGGTGAAACCCAGACTGCTGGGTCAGCACTTCCATTTTCCTATTCTTTTCCAACTGAATTTAAGTTTACTCCAATCGTAACAGCAACCCCAGTGAACAATGCAACTGCCTCTACTGCAGGAAATGATGTTGTTGTCACCCTTTCTAGCGTAACCACCTCAAGCATAGAAGGATCAGTCAAGTTTAATGTTGGTGGAGTTTCAAGTGTTGGTGTTAACCTTATTGCAATAGGTATACCCAACTGATGATTTTTTGTAAAAAATGCAAAGGTAGAATGTTTATAGACAGACAGTATACCGAAATAAACAATTTAGAAATGTATTGTATGTCTTGTGGATCACGAGCATTCTTTCATCCACCAAGCAATTCTCAGGAGGGCCGATGGCTATTAAAAAGGGAACAATTGAGAGCGAAGGCTACAATGTCCTCCCTGTAATTCAAGGGAATAAAAAAGTCTGGTTCTTAAATGGAGACTTAGTAAGAATCCATCATCTCAACAAGTCTAATGGGATTATGTCTGTTTACAATATCACAAAAGATCAGATTGAAAGTTGTTTAATTAGTGATTTTAAAAATAAAAGAGAACGGGCATACACTGTAGGGCAGACTGCTGATTTAGTTAATCGTCATAAAAAATATATGCCATCACTAATGAAACGAAGAGTCATTCCTTTTCCAACGGGATCTCAAAAGGGTGGAGCAAGAGGATTTCAAG